TCTCGAAACAGGACTGTTCCGCTTTCTTGTATCGCTCCCAGGTGGCCTCTACTCGAAGCTTGGCCCGAGACTCCTCTGCAGTTGGCAGTCCTCGCACTGGCATCCCGTCTGCTCGTTCATCACTCTCTCGAGTGATGCGAGCATTATCGGGCCCAGTGGGTCGACCGTTTCCTGCTTTTGGAATTCTCTTACCAGACGCTTCCAGCTTGGAGAGCCATTCGTCGAAGAGGTACTTGATGCCGAACTCTTCGAGAGCGTCCTGTCCCGATCCATGATCAGATCCATGCAGTCTCCGAAGGTCAGCTCCTCGTTCACAAGTTGCGTTAGCAACCAAAGAATCTGGCGCTGTTCCTCCAAGGACAGCTGGAACATGTCGATGGTGAGACGACGGTACGTTTTCGTTGAGCTCAACATTTCCTACTCCTCCGACGTTGGGAACGAACAGACAACTCCCGCCAGGCTGGCCTGGTTGTCCGATAATCTGGACTCCAAGGGCTTTGGCGAGTCGCTCGTGAATACGAGCGAGGGGCGGAGCACAAGCAACATTAACGCCCCTAAAAGGGCGAGGACGGTAATTAGCCATAGAAAGATCCTAATAGCCAGAACTCCCAAAGGGAGATCCAGGAGCTGATGCGACAGGGAGCCTCTCTCGAGGCCCCCCGAACGATTTCGTCCACCATTCATGGTAGTTACCCTCTACTTTATCAGTAGAAGGGCTCCTGGCCATAGATGGAGGGCTTAACCGTCGCATTGGACAGGTGGTTGATGGTAATAGCCACCAAATCCTTCTTCTCCTGGTCCGTCGCATCCTGGGCAAAGTTATAACGCACTTGCACAGAACTGACACGGACTCGCGTCGTCACACCGTTCACGGTACCCAGAGTCGGCAGTTCATAGCCGAAAATCCGGGAATTGGCGCCCGACTGGCTCTTGGCTTCACGGTATTCATCCGTGATCTTCCAATAGCCAATGGCCTGCCCAGCGGTCTTTTCAAACCAACGGGCAATACCTTTAACGTCGAAGCCACCAAACGCAAACGTGCGATTGACGGGAGTTGCTTGACCATCAGCGATGGTCAAAGGCGCTACTGCAGGCATTTTGCCTTTCCTCGATTCACTTACGGCGGCGGGATGACCCCGCGACCATGGATTTACCTATAGCGGAATTGCTATAGGGGGTCGCAGTATTACAGACGAGTTGCACTGGTTAACAAAGCCAGCGCATTCATCAAGTGGGTCGTACTAATCGGGTTCTTGACGCTAGGGAGCGTCGCAAAAGGCACCGATGTCCCTGCACTTCGGTTCAGTTGGACTTTATGCCATTTACCCACCCATTTCTGGGTAGTTGGGTAGCCGTCCGTCTTAGTGAAGTTCAGGCCCGTTGCTTCAGAAGAGATCTTAGTAAGATTACTCTGACTGAAGCCCTTGACCTCCCAGCCGGCTAGCGCATCGAATTGGGAAAAATAATCTCCCAGTGGATACGCCCAGTCGACAACAAAGGAGAATGGGAGTAACTCCCAAGCAAGTGATAACGGGTTCGTAAAACCCAAACTAGCAGCCGTGGCCAAAGCTCCGTTTGCCGGACATACATCAATCCGGACACGCGAACTATGACGTGCTTCGACAACAAGTCGATAATGACCACCAACAGCCGCATTACTGCCGGCTAGGTGGTGATCAACACGTCCACTTTGGTTAACACTGCTAGACGCCTTCACTGTAACCATGTATCGGTCATACGGAGTCTCGTCCAGGGCCGTAACGGCCCCGTGGATATCCGACAGTAAAGGCTTCACGCCGTACTGAAACTCTAACCAGCGGTTAAGAAAGTCCTTGCGCCACGATTGCACGGGTCTGCCAAAATAACGCCGAATGGCGTTGACATTCCCGTGCCGGAACGCTCGGTACATCTCTGCAACCGCTTTAAGATTTTCAGCCACGAGACCAGCTGTCTGCGCCCTCTCACCGAAAGCTTGAGCCAAGTTTATGTCTTGCGACTTTATCTTGAGCCTTGCCTTGACGAGAGCCTTATTGGCGAGATCGCTGGGAAAATCAGGCGTAATACCGAGTTTGTTAAACCCGGTAATGAAGTAACCATAGTGTGAGCTATTTTCGACGGTTCCGTAAATTCCGGAAACGCCATACAGCCCATAACTTAGGACTTCCCCATTCGGCCTGATATCCACCTCTTCCTGCATCGAGTACGGGGTAGGATTAATCCACCCTGACCTCACGGATCTTTTCCGTGAATAATCGGTTGCGCTACGGAAAGCGGTCCTTGAGCTAGACATCGGAATCACCGTCCCATTCGGACCATTGAATGGATTGATGCTCCTTTGCTGCCCAGGAATCGTTACACTGTAGTTGCGCCGGTTAGCCATACATATACTCGATAGAGGTTGAGTTACCACCCTGGGATTTACCAGGACTGGCCAGTGCTAGTATTGCACTGCGGAGCAACATGCACCCCAACTGGGAGCGCATGCCAC